AATTTTAACGTCTTCTTTTTGTCTGGAGTTTCTTGATACCAAGGGTCTGTTATCAATGTATATGATATCTCCCGATGATTTATTTATCTCAGGATTTGAAAGACCATTTGTAAATTGAGTTCCTAAACTTATTATTTTACCTGTAGAAAGTGATGTAGTAACTCCACTAAAACCAGTATCTACAGATGCTGAGAATCCACCAACATCTTTCACAATTGGATATGAAGATGATTCGAATGATAAAACTTTTGCTTGTGATGAAACTGTCTTATAATCAGTCTCATCTAATTTGGTTGAATTGAAGTAAAGTGATCTGTCTCTAAAATATTTAACAACATTTGTTTCAGTATCATATGATGCAACATAAGCAACTGCTGTTCCAATTACTCCACCTGTACCACCAGTAACTGTTTGAGTGATTTTATCACCAACAGATACTGTTCCCGTAATTGATGATTGGTTTAATTTAATTGAATATAATCCAGAAAACTGATTATCAGTAAATGTTGCTGTTGAACCAAATGAAGTTGGATTTTTTAATATCCCAATTTGAGCAAATTTTGTATCAATTGGATAATCTTTTGTAGAATCATCAAATCTTGCATATACAAGAACTCTATCGGTTCCTAATTCAGTGTAAATATCATAACCATGACCCTTTGATGGTGGGATAATTGGAATCAATTTGGCTGCTTGTGTTGCCGTTGCACTAATACTACCAAGATCTGCCATACCATAGGTATATCCATTTCCACCAGAAGAAACCCTAGCATTGGAAATTTGACCAATAGTATTTACATCTAAAATAATAGACGCTCCAGACCCATCACCAATAATATTAAATGATTGATTTGCTCCACCAGCATAACCTAGTCCCGGATTATCAATATAAACCTTTTTAATTTGGTTTTGATTGATCGAAGAATCGCCGTTTGTTCTTACTGCGGTTACTTGTACATCAGTTGAGGACTGCCAACTATTTGGAACTGAAATATATTCAGTAGAATCAAATTTAATAATATCACTTGGAGATACTGTGTATAGATACTTCCAAAGATATCCATCGCCACTAGAACCTGCAGCAGATGGTTCTAGGTCAGTGAAGGTTGGTTCATCCTGAGAAGCATTTCCACCTGTAGTAATCCCTGAAGAACCATTATCAATGCAGATATAAAGTTTATACTCTGAATTTAGGACATAATAATTGGCATCATAAAGTCTAGTAGATTGTGTCAGTGGAGATTGGTTTGTAATACTGTAGTCATGGCGATACATTTCATATTTTGATCCCCTAGACCAATCAATCCTTCTTATAACTCTTCTTACGTTTGCACTAGTTAGTTTTTTACCAAATACAATAGTATCATGGGAATGGTTGAGATAATTTATACTATCTGTTGGATCAGGAGTATTTGTATCCCAATCAGTAGTTCTACCAAATCCAACTGCTGTGGGATTTGGTAACCCCAGAAATACATAATAAGAATTATTAGTATTATCAATAGAATCTACAAAGTTACTTGCATTGAGAATTCTAAATTGATCGGTTACAATTGCTGACATATTATTGTAGTTTTTTCACTATTTATAATTAACCCAGATCCTTTTTAAGCGGACCAATATCTCTTAATCCATATCCACGTCTTTGAATCGATGCGAATGTGGTCAATCCAGAAGTTATAGTATAACCACTTACGCCAATTGAAATTGGATTTGATGATCTACTAAATACAGAAATTCTTCCCCAAGAGAATCTCCCAGCAAATTTATTCCCACCAGTTGATAAACCAACTACTGATGTATTTGATTTAATATTGCAGACTATCTCAGCATTCGTTGATCCGACAGAAACATAACTGAGAGAATGGACATAGTAAATATTATTCACATAAGTAGTTCCTACTCCAACAACTGCATTATCACCATTATTGATTGAAGTTAATGCTCCACCAACAACTGTATCAGAAATATAAATTGGATATCCAGTACTTAATCCTGATGGGAATGAATTTGGCGAATTTACATTTAAGTAGAACCTGAGTGCAAGAGGATTTCCACTTGTTCCTGTTGTAGTTCCGATTCCTGTAATAATTCCAGAGAAACCTTGTACTAGGGATGCCCCATTAATTTTTTCAATAATTGGGCTAGGATACGCAACGATGACCTGAGGTGGAGTAGTATATCCAAATCCAGCATTAGTAATTGTTGGGGACGAAATACTGCCATTGGAAATATTTACAATTGCAGTTGCGGTTGATCCGATACCAACGCCAATAACTCTTGGGCGGGCAATTTTAATTGGTATTGTTGTTCCAGTATATCCAGATCCAGCATTAGTAATTGTTAATGCTGAAATTGTTCCAGCAGCAGAGACTGTTGCAGTTAATGCTGCAGATACTGGATCATCTTTTCCACTAACGATCAATGCACCAAAACTGCCAATTGTGATTGGTGATAGGGAACCCGAATATGCTGCTGTTTGATTTTGTTCGTATTTGAAGAAGTTTGCGTCATCAACAAACAATTCGGTATCAAAAGATGTTAAATCCTTAATAATTCTTGCAGATGGATAAACTGATCCTTCAATTGAATCTCTAGTTTTTCTGATAATTTCACCATTGATCTTAGAATCAACTTTTTGCTTTGTCCAACTAAATGGTTTATAGTTTGCAACATCAATTCCCTGATCACCATAAATGTTAGTCTCAACTTTGTCAGAAGCAGAAATATATGAAATCAATCTTGAATTTTGAGTAGTTGTAATTCCAGAAACTATTGGATTTTTAAATAATTGAACACTATCTCCTCTCTTGATAGTTTCATTAACTGCTACTAAAATACTATCTTGATTTCTTGTTCCTCTGTAGAAGAAAATTGCAATATTATCCTCTGGCAATGGTGGATATTTAAATACAAATGATGAACCCCCATCAAACTCATAAGTATCCCCATGAGCTTGAACAATACCATTGACAAAGATGAGTAGAATTGGTCCTAGATCAATATTGGCAGAATCCTGATCATTAGTATTAATTTCAAAACTCAATAATTGTGAGTTGTAATAAAGTGGGAATCTTGTCCTACTGCCATCCTGCATTGCTTTGATAGAATCAATATAGTCCATTTCCCCAAATTGCCAAGCAGCAAAAGAATCACTAAATGTACTTAAAACAGTTAATTTAAATTCTTTAACTGGTGCCGAGAGACCTTTTGCAGTTACAAGACCCACTGGTTTAAATACATCTCCAATTTGGAAACCATAACCAGCTCTAGTAATCTTAAATGATTGTACATCAAAGAGTGTTGAGGCAACTCCAGTCTTAGTTACTGGTAAAGTATTGGTTCCAATTGCATAAGTAACAATACCAACGAATTGGGTAATTGCAGAAGCAACATCTGCACAAGATGCTGGGCTAGTATTAAATCCTGTTAATGGATCTGGAATAATAGTATAATCAAAATATTGAGATTGTGTTGAATAACCACCAATTGTAATCGCTTGGTTTGTCATTGCTTGGATTGCCATATCCCTTGCTTGAACAAAGGCATATATTGATTGTGCCTCTTCACCGGCAAGATATTGGTTGTCAATATAAATCTTAGCGGCATCATATACTCTACTATTTCCACCATATTTCAAGTTATAAGCAATACATTCTAATACTGTTACCACATCTTCAACACAATTTTGATTTCCACCAGGAATTACAAATGTTGGATAAGCAGCTAACATTCTTCCCACTGCAACTTCTGCAATCAACTGTTTATTGGAAAGAATTAAATTGGATGCATCAGCATTTCTGTTGGAAATAATTGTTAGTCCAGATGCATTTGGTCCAACAACCACATTCATCTGCAACCCTACTCCAGTATCAGTAGTTGATCCTAGGCTTAATCTGGAAACACCAATGATTGGAAGATTTTCATAACTTGGTGGTGCAACTTGGGCATAAGGATTTGTATATCCAGATCCACCATTCTGGATTATAAATCCAGAAATAGAACCACCAGAACCAACTCTTCCAGAAATTACTGCTCCAGATCCAGTTGGGTCAGATATTCCAATAGATACCGTTCCAAAATATCCAGATCCAAAATTTGGTTCCGATCTAAATGTAAATGTTGTTGCTATTCCAACTGCATTAGTAGAGTTACTGTTAATGAAAATAGTTCCAAATCCAATAGAAGTTACAAAAGTTCCAGTAGTAACCACACCAATTGCCTGTAGTTGCTGCCCAACAGAAATTGAATTAGTGACAATACCGGTAATCCTATTAGTTGTAATTCCAATTAATCCAGTGACCGCCACACCAACGATGAAGGAAGTTGTAAATCCAATTGAAGAAATTGACCCACCACTAAGTTTAATCTCAATTCCAGTGCTTCCAACGCCCACTAAAGGAGCATATCCCGATCCTTCACTAGTTCCTAAAGAAACAATAATACCACCTCTTGGAAGTTGATTTTGATTTACATCAGCATCTGATTTAATAATTTGACCATTTGTTGAAGTAATTCCACTAAACACAGCACTAGTAATTCCAAGAACTGCATTATCAACAACAGTAAAATTATTTCCAGTATTATTTTGTGTGGATGGAGTCTGGAAAATACTGTTAATGAAAAGAATTCCATTACCACCAGTAGATCCAATTCCAGTAGTGTTCAATCCATTCAATGTCAGAATATAAGTTTGCCCAATTCCAGTAAATTTCTCTGAAATATTATCATACAATGTATTTGTAGTGTAATCCTTTCTAAGATAAACTCTTCCAGTAAATGAGGATTTTGCTTGCTCCAGATTACTAATATCTCTCTGTGTTACTGCATTTCCTCTCGGAGACTCTGTGAACCATACTTTGTTTCCAACAATATTATAGGATCCCCTATAGAGAGGAATTGCAGTATCATTAAAGTGTGCAGTCGCAATAGTTCCTGCATATCCTCTTTGAATATTGAGAATGTAATAAGTTCCTAGACCACTTATAGGTGCTCCACTAGTTGTACCAAGTCCAACAGAAACAACTCTTACATATTCATCATCAATTTTGAGAAGATCTGTTGGTTTAATTGAAGAAATTCCACTAATTGAAAAATTAGTATTACCAGCACCAACTCCACCATCAAAATTAAATGTTGTTGTTGTACTTATTCCTTGGAGTGAAGTTTTATTAATTGTCAAACTACCAATACCAATAGATGTTACTTGAGCACCAGAGGATACTATTCCAACAGAACCTATTAGCTTACCAACTACTATACCAGAAGTATTAATTCCGGTAATTAAATTAGTACTTACTCCAATAATACCAGTTTTACTAATTCCGACTAAATCCGAATTGTATTTTAAAGTATAATCTAGTAGTGAATATGCAAGCGGTGCTTGAACAACACTATCAATTGTAAGCAAAGATTTTTCCAATTTCTTGGTCATCTCTAATTCGTGAGCATTTCCAGATCCAAAAGATGTAAATGTAACGTAAATACCAGCTTGAGCGTATTCTTTTCTTGTAGATAATTGGAAATTATTATTATCAAGTTTAATTGGATATACTCTTGATGGTAAGAACGAAGTTACAACACCAGTATAACTTAGTGTAGAACCTATCCCAACAGCAGTAACAGCAATCCCTAGGAAAGTTGTTGCAGGATTATAAATCAGTTCTTCAGCAGTATTGAAGAAATGATTTGGAATTGTAATAACACCAGTAGATGGATTTAATTGAGCTCCATTTGATGGGTCAAATACTTTCTTATAGATTGGAATTCCTTGATAATTCATCTCAAAGTCCAATTTATTAATTCTTCTTGCGTTCAATCCATTATATGGGTTAATTGTAAATGTATCCTCACCAGTACCGTATATCAGATTTGGTGGTACATTACTATAATCCGCTTCAATATAAAATACTTCATTGTAAATTTTAACTTCAACAGTTTCTCCACCCAAACTAGAACTTGGATAGAATAAAAGTTGGTTGTAAAGTGGTGAATAAACTGTACCAAAAGTTCCAATTCCTGTAGTGTCTTTATTGGACAAAATTGGATATTGGGTTATGTAACCATCAACACCATCAGACATAAACATGATCTGATGCAACTCGCTGGTTGACCCAACACTCAAATTAACTTTTGCCTTAAAGCAACCTACATCTGTAATAGAATATGAAACAATCGTTGAAGCAGTTGAAACTCTTGAATACAGAGATTCATATTTTGCTGATCTCTCAAATCCAGCACCTTGACCAGGAACTAAAAATCTATAAGTTCCAATTCCAATAGAGGTTGTTCCAAATCCAACTATTTTTGAATTTACAGTAACTAAATTTGAGGTATCATTGGTATAATTTATCGATAAAACTCCAGATGAAACCGATGCTCCGAAAGTTCCTATAAATTGACTTGAATAATTATTTGATAGTGAACTTGTATCATAATAATACTGGCTCATATATGTATCTTGACCATCATAGGTCATATACAATTCAACAAAATCCATATAATTGGTGACATTATCAATTATTTGAAATGTTCCATAGAAAGATCTATAATTGGTTGTTGTTGCTACTGATACTATTGATGTAGTAACCCCAGAAGAGACATAAGATCCTGCATTTGTTAATTTAATAAATCCGACACTTGTACTTCCTATTCCAATACTTGCTCCAGGAAAACTTGACTTAATCATTTTAATGTCATAATCTTCATTAAAACGATCCAAAGGAGTAAATCTTAAACTAATTGTTCCTAAAGAATCGTCAATATAACCATCAATATCAGCAATATTAATTGTAGAATTATTTAAAGATTGCCTTTGAAGAGTGAAAACATTGTAATCATTATCTACAAGAACCACCAAATCGGTAAATTGGTATCTACTCTTCGGTGTATTAATAATTTGAACTAGATAAGTTCCAAAATTATCTGGAAGATTGTAAGTAATCAAATCTACATAACCAACAGCTGCTGCATCATTATTCGTAAATTGTGACGATACATCATCTACCTGAAGAACTCTATTTGTTCTACATTCAATATAACTAGATAATTTTTTATTTTTAAGTTTTAAAAATTTGGATTTATTATTGGATATGTTTATATCAATGGCAAGGTCAAATGAATTAATTGTATCTACCCTATTTTCACTTTGAATGTCGTAAATAATAACGGTTCCATCGGTAGAACCGATTCCACTTCTTGCTACTGATTGTACTTGAGTATCTGCAAAATTCTTCAAACCAGTAGTATGTAATAAGGAATTTACGGATGTCTTTAGTTCTTCATATTGAATCGGGCTCTTTATAGTATATGAAAGATTTTGGTAGTAGTCACTATCATTTATTACTTGAAAATCCTCATTCAATCTTCCCACTTCGTCAATCCAATCATAATTATTTTTTGTTGAATAATCAGTTTCAAATCTTCCCTCTCGACTAATAATGCTACTGATCGAGGCGACAGATCCTGATATAATTCCCTTAATGCGCTCTCCAGGTGTAAGTGAATATGATCCAGTTGCCTTTATTGAATTTATATTGTACTCAGTAACTGTCAGATCTCTTTCAGTAAATACTGATCCAGTAGCAGATGCTAATTTTTCACCAAGTATAAATGTTGATGGTTCCTGTGAAATTCTAAATTGCGGATAATCCTGATACTTAACAATATTTCCAAAAGAATCTTGAATTGTTTTTGCTATACCAGGATTGTTGCTATATTGGGATACTGTAAATTCTACCGTTGCAGGAATTGTATTCTGATAATTTGTAACAGTAAAGAACTTATACCCGTAATCTGATGAATTATATCCTGTTCCAGTTGCTCCGGATTGTTGTATGCCTTCAACAAAAACTTTATCACCAACACCAAAGACATTAGTACTAAATCCTAATACTGGAGTAACTAATGTGCATGTGGCAATTCCTGCCTGAGAAGTTACAATTGTATCCACTGATATTCCATTCGAATTATTTACTGTGAATAATTGTAATGGAGTTGCTGGAAGTCCTTTTGGACTCTTTACAATATCAACTTTATTAATACTAGATCCCCTGAGAGATGCATTTAAAACATAATCTTCTACTTCCTTTCCAGTATTTGGGTTTATAGCAACTACAGATGGCGCAAATGAATAGTAATTTCCACCGTAATCTACATTAATGTCAGTAAGTGTATTTGAGGAATCAATTATGAGATAGCTAGGTATGCTTGCTGACGGTCTTAGAGTTTTATCAGAAGCATATTCAAATCCTTGATTTATAATTTTAACATCATTTATTTTACCAATAGTTGATGAAGTTGGGACAACATATGCACTTGAACCATATTGACTATCAATATAACTTACTTTTGGCAATTTCTTATAATTATATCCACCAGAAATAATTCTTACTTTATCGACACCACCAGTTGCATTGTTTGATTTTGTTGTATATTTTAATGATGAGCAATCACTTGCATTATAAATTTTTCTTTCTGGAATAGATTGTAAAGAAAAACTAAACGTTGTTGTTCCTACACCAGTAATTGAGTAATTGCCATTATAACCACTGTCAATAAATGCTATCTGAGAATAATTATTGACATCTTTATCTGATGTGCTGAGGTAACCAGATTTTTCTAATGTGTAGAATAATGTGCTCGGTAATTCCGAATTATACTGAATTGTTTTAGTTGCTGAAGCAGTTCCGAGACTTCCAATTCCAATTACACTAAATGCCGTAGTTCCTGCAATTGAAACAAATTCATTTTCAAATTGGTTGTCAGTATATAATTTAAAATTATATCCAGATAGAGTAGTGTCCGATAAATTAAATACTAAATCGTTTCCTCTAATTGATTTAATTTCGGGATTTATAAGTCCAATCTGCTGAGAACGCCCACCAGTTCCAATTCCAGTGCTAACAACGGTTGGTGGATTTGATACGCTATCATTATATGTCTCAGATAATTGAATATTGTCACCATTAACTCTATAAACAAAATATCCACCAGTTGTTAATCCTGATGCTGCAAGATCATCTGCTTTATAAAATACCTTATCTCCAGTATTTAAATTATGGTTTGGTAAATTGATAGTATTATTGAGTGTATTAATTCCAACAGAAGTGAATCCAATTGGATTAAAAATAAGTTGCTTCTTGGCAGCATAATATGAAACATAAACAGAACTTGAAGTGCCTATTCCGACCGAAAGATTTGGTTGAATGGAAAGTTTTATTGAATCATTTTGCAGAAGTCCATGAGAAGTGGAAACTGAGACGGTAGATTTTATTTTATCAATTCTACCGGTTAATTGTGGGAAAACCGATTCAATAGAATATTCATAGTTATTCGTTCCGTTTTGAATGAAGAATATTTCATTAGAAGTTAATTGAGTTTTGATTCCAATTGTATCTCTTGATTTATTTGTCACATAAACAATCTGGGCATCTCCTGGAGATGGTAATATAAATGTAGATGATACCCCAGCACTTCCCGAAACAATGAGGGCAGTTGCTGCTATTCCAACTGGTTTTTTAAATAAAACTTTTTGATTATCTTTAAATGGGTGATTTTTAATATAAATGCTTTGTGTTGGAATGGTTCTTAAAAGTGGTGAAAGTCCCGTTGATCCTATACCAATATAGTTTTGTCCATTAAGACTATAACGAACCGTTGTTCCAATACCAACAAGGGTTCCCAAACCGACTGTTTCTGTTGGATTAAAGAATACTTTATTGTTTAAAGTTGAATCAAAATATTCGGTTTGCTTATTAATAGTAATAGTATCTGAAAGATAATTAATAATTGTGGATGCACTATAGGCAACTCCAACAGAAGATCTCTTAACTCTTATAACATTAGTTGTATCAAAAATGTAAATAATGGACAGAATTTCTGATCCTATGCCAACACTAATGCTGCTACCGATGGAGATATTTGGGGGGACATTTGCAACATAGATATCTGTTACCAACCCTACAGATGGGCTTGATGCCATTGCATTTGTCAAAGTTGTACTATAAGAAGTAACTCCTATTGGATAAGATCCATTTAATGCACTTAAATATGTTGAAAATCCAGACACTGTAACGTTATCACCATCAGAAAATGTGTGATATGGTAAAATAGTTGCATTAATGGAATTTCCATCTTTTCTGGTAAAGATGGTATTATCATAGGTTTCTATAGATGTATTGATATTAACAATGTCTTTACCAGTTAAACTGAATACTTTTGCATCTACATTACTTCCATATGTTCCAGTATTATCAAACACTAAAGTATCACCAATGGAATATCCATCTCCAGAATTAAGGATATCAAATCCTTCAATTTTTCCTTTATAAATGGAATCAACCATTACCTTTTGATTTATTATTTCATTTGATTCTATAATAAAATCATTATCCGCATATTCGTCATTAATTTTATAAGGAAGAGTATTTCTAATTAATGAAGAATTATTAAAATTAAATGATTGATTTAGAGTTCTATTTTCTTTGATAAAATTATTTTTGAATCTATCTCCAACAAAATATGGGAAAGATGGTAAAGTTTGAGCGGATCCGGTTGTTATTCCGGCAAAGTATGCATATGTACCTAATGGAAATTCTGGAGTTTTGCAAAATCTTCCATTTGAATAATCCAAATCACCAGAGTTGTTGAAGATATAATCTTCAACAAGAGCACCTGCAGGGAAATTAGTCAAAGAAGGTCTATTAAAAACATTATTTGAATTTAAACTATATCCAGGTCTCAATACTATGCAATCCGACACAATAGTTGGATCCGGATATCCATATGCACCATAGATTGGATTTCCATCATAAGCCCACCCAATTAAAGGTGAGTGTGCATTTGTACTTTGACTGGTATCATTAACGGTACTTCTTACTTGGGAAATATATCCACTAACAGAATATTCCAAAGAATTTTCACCAGAGATAATCTCAGAATTATTAAATCTATAATTATTATTTAAAGTAAGAGATCTAACTGATGCCTCAATAATTGCATTTTTACCTGCAGGAACAACGTTGATAAATGTATTTTCTGATGTATAATTTTGCCCCCCATTTTGAACAAAGACTTTAATTATTTTTCCATTTGAAATAGAAGGTCTTAATATTGCTCCACTACCATCCCCAATTACATTGAGATCTGGAATGGAATAATAATTCGTACCACCATATTTTATTTGAACCGATTCAATTGTATTCCCTATAATTACGGGAACCAATTCCGCATCAGTCCCATTATTAATAGAGATTTTGGGTTTCTTATGGAAATTTAAAATTGTAGATCCATAATTCGTTCCTGCTTCGTAAATATATGCATCAACAATTTTTCCTCTAATAATAGGAGTAGCTGTAACTATGCCAACAGAACTACCATTAATTCCAATAGAATAATTAATATTTGCACTAATTTGTGGGTATGAAAAATACTGATAACCGGATCCTGAAGAGGAGAATTTTACATATTTTCCTCTTTGATAATCTGAAAGGTATGTACCACCAATTCCAGCATTTACTAATCTAAAACTATTGCCATCAACTTTCAATACTTTATATTGAACTGATGAAGAAAGACCGCTGATTGCAATATTATCATGGGTGTATGTTACAAAATCTCCATTATTAAATCCATGATTACTAAAATTAATAGTATGATCAAATGTAGATATTCCAGTAGGATTTACAATTACTTTTCTGTTAGAAAATCCACTTCCACCATCAACTACTTTAATTTGTGATAAAGTATTTCTTAAGGCAAAAGTTTCGAATTTTTGAAGTCCATATGTATTAATAGTGGTGAAACCAACTGTATTAATACCTGAATTAAAATCCGATAGTGAGTTATATAATTGAATTGTCTTGGAATTAACAACTTTTGTATAGTAAATGGTTCCGTCTCTTAAAAAAGAACCAGAACTTGCATTTGATCCACCAAAGGTAGCAATTCCTATTTGGGAATTCCCATTTGGACTATAAATTATACCATCCCTATCTCTAAGATTGTGATTAGTTTTAAATGTAATCGTTTCATTTATTAAATCTATTCCCCCAGAATTGTCAGTATCTCTTGCATCAAAATAAATTGATCTACGTCTCTTTTCTAAGATTGGCTCAAAAGCTCCACCAATACCATTTCCTCCAGAGACGGCAACAGAAACAACAACATCCAAATCAAAATCTTGGGGGTCAATAAAGATTTTTTCAATGGATCCAGTTATAACTGGATTAACTAAAGCAGTAACTCCTATCCCAGACTCAACAGTTAGTAGTGGTGGATTAACTACATCATAACCAGTACCACCATTTAGGATATTGATGGATTCGATAGGTCCATAATAAATTTTATCTGAAGACTTATAGTTTTGTATTTCAACACCATTAATCAGTATTCCAATTGGTCCTGAAGTTGTAACATCGCCAGAGTCTGTTGGATTTAATTTAGTAACTGGAATTTTTCTTAATATTTTCTGTGCAGAAATATTTTTAGTTCTTTGATCTGCTAAGGTAAATGCGTGAGATCCATTTGCATTTAATGGAATGTCTAAAGGAATATAATCACCACTTACAATAAATGATTGTGAGGCATATAACCTAATATTAGTCTGACTAACAACTTCAACATAATAAAATCCTTGTTCTAATCCAGTAATAGGAATATCTTGTGGTGAATAGAAAACTTTATCTCCAGTCAAGAATGGTACTTGAGTAAATCCTCTAGAACCGTTACTGGAACCACTGGAAAAATCAAATGAAATTGTGGAGTATTTTTGAGTACTAGCATCCTTGTTTTGTAGATATGCACTACTTGCCGTAGGAATATCAATTTCAAATATATTTTGTGTTATATTGTATGATGGTAAGGAATTTGACGCTACATATAGATTTCCATCATTATCATCATATACATTTTGAACATCTGAAAGTAACGTATTATTTCCATAATCTAAAGATGTTCCAGAACTTGTTGCTTTTTTAACTTTCCTTCTAATATCAAGATCTCTGCCAAAATATACTTTATTTGAATCTGTAGGATCAAATGCCCCTCCATTCAAATCCAAAAGATTTGTAACATTAATAGTATTACCAGAGATACTAACAACACTTGCAATAGTTACTGGTGAGGAGACTACAGTTTGAGATCCTCTAATTAGAACCTCAATTAAATCTCCAGACATTAAGCTGGATTTATCAATGATACTATTTGTATTAAATGAACCAGAAGAATAATTTACATAATACCTGGAACTAGTGTTATAAATGAATGAATTGGCAACAGTTTCCGTGTAAGTTTTATTTAATTCTGGATTTTTAATAATTTTACCTAGATGAGAAACTTTTATTTCTTCACCTTCAATTGATAGCCCAAAATTATTTAAATTTGTAAATTTACTAATAACTCCAGTAATTCTTACTTCAACTTTTTTGGTTAAATCATTGTCCTCAAATCCATAATAAATTTCATCAGATCTAATGTCATCAGCAGTTGTAATTGCATACTCAACATTAGAGCATCCTAAAAACTGATTAATAGTCTTGTCAGAATATGAAATAATATTATTTCCAGATACAACTGTTCCAGAAGTAGTAAATCCAATTGTAGAATCTACAGTAATAACTGATGCTCCTGGAGATACATTTTCTACAACTTTTGTTTTTGGTGAAATATTGAAATCACCTTGAATCTGGGTATTTTCATCAAATCCAACATAAAGACTGATTTTATAATAAACTTTATTTTTTCTAGTTAAAATTTCAACTTCTGAAACTGAAGCATTAGTTCCATAGTCAGTCGATTTTCTAATGGTCTGCCCAACAAGTTTATTTGGATCTCCAGAAATTCTTTCTGCAACAACAAGTTGTCTCCTTACAAAAACAGAAGACGATGGTTTGATTAGAAATTGTTCTAGATCAATAACTTTAGGATTTACCCCATAAAGAATATTGAAAAGAATTCTAAATGACTGATCTGTACCTTTTGACTTATAAAAATCTCTTGCTTGCTTTATAAAATTCCCAACCTTCAATTCTGGAATAAAGTCCTTATCCTCAAGTCCAGGAGTAAAAGTATATTTAATTTTCTTATAAAATTCTTTGAGGAATAATGAACTTAAATTCTCTACCTTAGATCCTTGAATATGTGTAGATGTATTAGTTTGGCTGAATACTAATTCTTCTTGATCATTTGGTGCATGATAGCTAGTAATTCCACTAAACCCTCTAATACATCCAGTGAAAGTATTAGTAGTAATTCCAGTATAGGTGATGATTTCACCATCAATTTTTAAAAGACCATATTGATTTGGGTATCCCTTAGTGCTTGTTACAGTAACTATCCCAGAAGTCGATGATAGATCTGTTGATAGGGAAGTAATTCCCACAATAACTTCGGGAATGAGATTATCAAGTTTTAGATATTGATCTAAATTTTCGGCAATATCAACTGGACCTCCCTGATACTCTTGGGAGATGTAGTATTGCTTTAAAAATTCTGAGGATTTGGGGCTTTCGTCTAATATAAACTCTGGTAATTGATTTTCTACAATTTGCTGAACTTTTACCCTAGCATCAAAACCAGTTTCTATCATCTTATGACCTCGTTAAATCTCCATTAGAATAACTTGATGTATAATAATCTTGTGAGAATGTCACACCAGATATATTATCTCCAGATGCAATAACATCTTTAACCATATTTATTGAACTTTTTGTGACATCAAAATAGATGTACAAATCTTTTAATCCAATAATATCATTGGATTCTGGATATGCCTGTACTTCAATTATATTATCACCCTTTTCTGTTGATGTTATAATAATATCTTCAGGAAGTCCAAGAATAATTTCACCTCTTGAATAATCTACGGACCCAACTGATTTGGAAATAGTTTGAACATTTCCACTTTGGTCATACTTAAATAATGCCAAAACTCCCTTATTGCTTCCGTCAAGAGTTCCATCAACATTCTTATTCGGAGTATCAGTAATATAGATTGTTCCAGACTGTTCAGAGATTGTAAATCCAGTTGATTTAATATTTGCACCTAAAGGATTAATGTGTAGTCTGTTACCAAAGCATAGTTCATATTGGACTGCTTGATTTACAAGAGCCTTTAAATCTCTTCTAATTTTAATCTTAGTAATATTTGATGTAATTGATGTGTCAGTATTATCGATGATTTGTTGAATTTTACTATATTTGAATCTGCCACCAAATTTATTTAAATCAATAGAATTTGAATAAGTAGTCAAAGATTGAATAACTTTTGTTCTCAAATCATTTACAGATGAAACCTGAGAATAATTATAGTAAATTGAAGAATCGATCTCAACATAAAGAATTTTGAGATCCATAATCTTTTGATTAATACCAGCAAGTGAATATTGTTTTAACTTGAATAAGATTTGGGACTTATTAAAGTCGGAAACAAATGTACCATTCTTTGGTTTAATACTAATTGATACTGTCCCATATTCTGGTGGATCTAAATCTTCGCCACCAATTACTGAAACTGATTCTGTATCTGGATAGATTGATTTAATGATTGCCTCATAATCTCTTGCAGTTACCGCTCTATATTGGCTTGAATAAATTCGTGGTGCAAAATATTTGATAGAATCAATTGATTCAATGTTTCCACCGTTTTGAGAGGATTGAACCGTTGTGATTGAAATTGCATTATTAGAAGTAATTGGTTGATCTGAAGAACCCCTGAACGTTCCTGAGAAAGAAAATCTTGAGGCACCATTTCCCTCTGTGCCGTCAGTAACAATATATGATACAGTAATGACAGAATTATTCTCTAACTTTCTACCAATAACTCCATCACCAAACAGAAGTTCATACTTTTCATCCTGAACTTCTTGAATAAGATAGATATTGGAGATTCCAGTAACTTCAAAAATATTATTGGCAAGAGTATATTCAATACCATTTCCACTATCTGTGGGACCTTTCACATAAACTTTAATGGTTGATGTATCCACATATGGATTATCAATAATAAATCTCTGGTCCAATGATCCATCAACTACAAACTGTTTTTTAAGAAATGTTCCTTGATAAATTTCTAGTTCTGTAAATGATGCAACTGAGTTAGTAATATTTGCAGTATAATTTTCTGGTATTGAAAAGATGTAAGACGTATTATCGACATTTCCTACGCATACAAGACCTGCCTGGAGCGTGAGGGTGGCACTATTGACTGCTGCATCTATTTGCGCGTCAAAAGAAACAAGTGCCTTAGAGGCGGTCCTGGAGCGTGGAACGTAACCAATATTTCTTGCAAGAGAAACTACATTCTCTCTGAGTGTTGCAGAATCCAAAAAGGATTCGTTCACAATCATATTTGAGTTAAATGCCGTGATATATGTATTATATGCAAGCGTATCAATCAGAATCGAAAAGTTCGATCCTTCGAAGTCAAAGTCCGTGAAATTAGAATTCGCACGGAGATAGTCTTTGATGGACGCTTTTATCTGATCAAAATCTAGATTTGTAAACTTAGTAAAAGGCATTTTATCTGGTTGCCTCTAATATGAATGAAAATTCTTGTGTTGGAAATTGTTGTCCGACAATATC